AACTGGGCCGTGAAACTCGGGTTTGGAATACCGAGGTTTGAGTACTCAAATAATAAAGAATTCGTCACTTCCCTTACCCACTGCATCAATTATCTTAATTTTAACATCCCGAAACGCCAAAGAGTAAATACAGAACTTATCATTGCACAAGCCATAGTTGAGTCTAACTATGGAACATCAAGGTTCGCGCGCGAGGGACACAACCTATTTGGTATACGGGTATGGTCAAAAGAAGGTATGCTACCACACAAACAACCAGATACTATTGATTGGCGAGTAAGAGTCTTTAAAAATAAATGTGAATCTGTTAGATATTATATTGAAATTTTAAATACAAAAAGAGCATACGCAGAATTTAGAAAGGTTAGAGAAATAACATTAAATAAAGATCCTATTTTAATGGCTAAAACTTTAGATAACTTTTCTACAAATAAAGAGTATGAAAAACATGTAATTGAGGTTATAAATAAATTAAGGGAGAAATAAATGCCACTATTAAGTAAAAGTTTTACATTAGAAGAATTTGTTAAATCACAAGAAGCTATTAGACTTGGTTTAGATAATACACCAAATGAAGAACAAATATTTAATCTTCAGTTGCTTTGTAATAATGTAATTCAACCAATAAGAGATTATTTTAATAAACCAGTTGTAATAAGTTCAGGTTATAGATCACCAGAGTTATGCAAGGCTATCGGATCAAGCTCCACGAGCCAACATACTAAGGGACAAGCAGCGGACTTTGAGATATTTGGAGTTCACAATAAAGAAGTTTCTGATTTTATAGTAAACAGTTTAGATTGGGACCAATGCATACTTGAGTTTTGGAATGAAAAGGAGCCTAATAGTGGATGGGTACATTGTAGTTATGCTTATGGTGCTAATAGAAGGCAATACTTGAAGGCTGATAAGGTAGATGGTAAAATCATCTATTTACCAATGAAGTAATATGGCAATAGGAAGATCACAAATACCACAACAAATTTATGGCAAACTAAGAGGGGCTAAACCTTCAAGAGCCATGATGGTAGCAAAAAGAAAGAAGAAAAAGTAATGGCTAAACTTTGTCCAAAAGGAAAAGCTGCTGCTAAAAGAAAATTTAAAGTATATCCAAGTGCATATGCTAACATGTATGCATCAGCAGTTTGTTCTGGGAAAATAAAACCAGGCGGTAAAAACAAATCTCAACAAAGAAAAGCAGTATCAAATTATGATCAAGGTGGAATTGCTAAAGGTTGTGGAGACATAATGGACGAAAGAAGAAAAGTTACTAAAAAGTCTTAAAATGAGTTTACGAAAATGGGTTGCAGAGAAGTGGGTAGATATAGGAGCTAAACGTAAGGATGGCTCTTTTGCTCCATGTGGCAGATCTAAAGGAGAAAAAAGAAAAGGATATCCAAAATGTGTACCATTAGCTAAAGCAAGATCTATGTCAGAAGGTCAAAGAAAATCAGCAGTTCAAAGAAAAAGAGCAGCCGGTAATACTGGCCCAAAGCCTACTTTTGTTAAGACATTTACTAAGAAGTACTATGGTGGTATGATTAATACAGGAGATTAATTATGATTGGTATTGGTAAAGCAGTAGCGAAAGCAGCAAAAAAAGTTTTAGGTAGTAAGCCTAGAAGAGAAGCTGAAATGTTAGAAGTAAAACCAACTGTTAAAGGTAAACCAGTAGGACAAGATGTAAAACCAACTGAAATACCTAACATGTCAACTGGCGGATCTGTTTTTGAACCATTTGGTCAAAAATCAATTCAAGTTAATAAACAAAAATCAAGGATTAGATAATGAGCGTAGCAACAAAACAACCAATGGGCGGTGCACATAAGCCTTATAAACTTACTGGAAAAATTAACGGATCTAAAAAACCGGCTAAAAAGAAAAAGTAAGGTTATGACTTATGGCTACATCTGGAACAACATCATTTAATTTAGACATCGATGATGTCATTGAAGAAGCTTACGAAAGATGTGGTATTCGAACTGTTAAAGGTTACGATTTAAAATCATCTAGAAGAAGTTTAAATTTATTATTTTCTGAATGGGGCAATAGAGGCGTGCACCTTTGGAAAGTAGAATTAAAAAATCAGTTAATGACAGCTGGTACAATTACATATACTACACCTTCTGATTGTAGTGATGTATTAGAAGCTTATGTTTCAACAACAGAAAGTATAACTTCAAGCACTAACGATATATCATTAAACAAAATTGATAGATCTGCATACGCAGCATTACCTAACAAAGGTCAAACAGGACAACCTTCACAATACTATGTGAATAGACAAATAACACCAGAAATTAGTTTATATCTTGCACCAGATTGTACAACTTATACTTATTTAAAATATTATTATATTCAAAGAATTCAAGATGCTGGTTCTTACACTAATCAAGCAGATTTACCTTATAGATTTTTACCATGTATGGTTTCTGGTCTTGCTTTTTATTTATCACAAAAATATGCACCAGATAGAATACAAGCTTTAAAGTTATTATACGAAGATGAGTTAGAAAGAGCTTTACAAGAAGATGGTCAAAGAACATCTTTATACATTTCACCATTTACTTATTTTGGAGATAGATACTAATGGCTTTTGCAAGAGGAAAAAGATCACTAGCAATTTCAGATAGATCAGGAATGCAGTTTCCATATCTTGAAATGGTTAAAGAGTGGAATGGTTCTATTGTTCATATAAGTGAGTATGAACCAAAACATCCACAGTTAGATCCACCTTATCATCCTGCTGATCCACAAGGACTTAAACGTCCAAGAGCAGATGTTAGACCAGGGGGTGGTTGTTTAGTACAGTTAGATTTATATTATTGGCCAGGACAATTTGATACTACAGCGACTTCACCAAATTCATTCAGTATGCAACCTGGAATAAGTGGAGATATTATAAATGCAAAAAGATCAGCAACAGCAAGTGTTGGTGATGTAACCATTGTAACATCATGACATACGCAGAATTATTACAACAGATTAGAGATTATACAGAAGTAGATTCATCGATACTTACAAGTAGTATTTGTGATACTTTTATTAAAAATGCTGAACTAAAAATATTTAGAGAAGCTGATGCAGACTATTCTAGAGAATATGCAACATCAACTTTTAATGCAAATAATAAATATTTACAATTACCAGACGATAACACTGATGAAGGTTCAACTTCTATTAGAAGAGCATTTATTGTAAGATCTGTTGTTGCTACAAATAGTTCATCGGTTCAAGTATCTTTAGAACCTAAAGATGATACTTACATTACTGAATATAATTCAACAAATACAACTGGCTTTCCTAAATATTATTCAATGTATAGAGAAAATGCTATTCAAGTAGCTCCAACTCCAGATGCTGCCTATGCAGTTACATTAGATTATGTTTATACACCTGATAATTTAAGTTCTACAAACACTACAACTTATATTAGTTTAAACGCACCAGAATTATTATTATATGCATGTTTATTGGAAGCTTTTGCATACTTAAAAGGACCTATGGATATGTACAAACTATATCAAGAGAAGTATAATGAAGCATTACAAGGATTTGCGTTAGAACAAACAGGTAGAAGACGTAGAGACGAGTATTTTGATGGTTCATTAAGAATTAAACTTAATTCACCATCACCATAAACTATAAGGAGTACAATATATGGCAATAGCACAAGCAGTATGTAATTCTTTTAAACAACAAATTTTAGAAGGACAACATCAATTTCAAACTGGCGGAAACGTTTTTAAATTATCTCTTTACACATCAGCAGCAAACTTATCAGCATCAACAACTGTTTATACTTCAACTAACGAAGTAGCAAACACTGGTCAGTACACAGCTGGAGGCGGTACTTTAACAGGACAACAAACTTCACTTGATACAGGTGTAGCAATTGTTGACTTTGCAGATTTATCATTCACAGGAGTTACGCTAACAGCAGCGGGAGCTTTAATTTACAACACATCAGCAACTAATAAAGCTGTTTGCGTTCTAGATTTTGGTGGAGATAAAACAGCAACAGCAGGA